CTGATCTCACCTATTCCCAAGGCTTGAATCGGATGTGGAGCCGTTCGACGCGGTATGACTTCTACTGGCCCGCGTTGGCTCACCTTGGCGAGCAACCGGTGTACCTGAAGGAGATTTATAACGACGTGGCCGAAGGCACGACGGCGGGTCTTCGTTCGAGCGTGTTTGGCTACCAGGAGAGGTATGCCGAGTATCGTTATAAGCCTTCCCAGATTACCGGGATTTTCCGTCCCGCTTACGCCACTCCGTTGGACACGTGGCACTTGTCTCAGAAGTTTAGCTCGTATCCGTCGCTGAACTCTGCGTTCATCGTGTCGCAGACTCCCGTGGATCGTGTGATCGCTGTTCCGTCGGAGCCGCACTTTATTTTCGATGGGTTCTTCTCGTACACTTGCGCCCGGCCTATGCCGGTCTACGGTGTGCCTACCCTCGGGGATCGGCTCTAATGTGGCCGTTGGTGGCCATGGGTGCGATTCAAGCGGGCTCTAGCCTTTTGGCTGGAGACATGCAGAATTCTGCTATTGGCGCGACGAATGCGACCAACGAGAGAATTGCCCGCGAGAATCGTGAGTGGCAAGGTGCGATGAGTTCTACTGCTCATCAGCGTGAGGTTGCGGATCTTAAGGCTGCTGGCCTTAATCCGGTTCTTTCTGCTGGTGGTAGTGGTGCCTCTACGCCTTCCGGTGGTACGTTCACGGCGCAGCCTCAGACTGGTATGGCTGAGTCCGTTAAGTCGATCGGTGCTATTCCTTTGCAGGTTGCTCAGTTGAATCAGGCGAATGCTCAGACTGAGCTTACGAGGGCGCAGACCGTGAAGACTTTGAATGAAGCCAAGATGACGGGTCCTAAGTCGGATGCGACTAATTGGGTTCATGAGAATATCACCGGTAACCATTTCCAAGGGTTGAAGGACTTTCTTGGTCTTGGTGCGTCGAATTCCGCGCTTCGACAGAAGCTGTATAAGGGACCGGTTTTTAACCGTGTCTCGGGAGATAAGTGATATGGGTTTGTTGAATCGTCATCAGTTCAAGAACCACAAGATCGGTGATCGCGTGAGTCCGGGCCTCGATACGGGCCCTGGCATGACAAAGCAAGAGTTCGCGAAGGAGTGTGATATCAATCACATTATGAAGCGTTACGGTGCGACGGGTCAGCTTCCTATTCGTTCTGACCTGCAGCCCGTTTTTGCTGATGTGTCTGGCATCGGTGATTACGCTGATGTGCTTCGGCGTATCGATGCTTCTCGCGATGCGTTCCGGCAGTTGTCGCCGGAGCTCCGGGCTCGGTTTAATAACCAGCCCGACGCGCTCGTCGAGTTCCTTGCTGATACCGCGAATCGTGATGAGGCGGTGAAGCTTGGTTTGATTGCGGCTCCGGTGAAGGATGCCGCTGCTCCTGATGATAAGGCGAAAGCCGAATCAAGTCAGGAATCTAAGAAGGCGTAAGCCTTCTGTCGTTTGGGGCCGTCCTTCGGGACGGCCCCTTTTTTTTTGACGTTGGCGGTATGGGTCGGGGGTTCGGGGGGCCGCGCAGTGCGCGGCCCCCCGTCTTTTTCTTTTTTGTATTTTTTTTTACAACAGTTGGTGGTATGGTGTTGTTTTGCGACGGTTTTTTGCGCGCGATTGACGTGCGTTATTTTCAGTCGCTTGCTCTTTTCAGAGGCTTCCAGCCTCTTCTCAGAATGAGAATGGGGGGTGCTTCGCGGGGCTAGTTAACTAGCCCCGTGAGCGAAGCTCCCCCCGCCGCCGCCGCCCGAAGGGCAAGGACGGCTTGTCGGCCCGTGGCGGGCCGTTTCCGTTCGAAATGAACGGTGTTTAGGAGCCTTTTGGCTCCGTTATTTTGGCCCCCCTTTGGGGGGCTTTTGGGGGGTTGCACATGTATCCCTCTTGTTGTAAGTGTGCTGAGTGACAGATTTTATCTGTTCACTCTTAATTTTGGTGTTGCTTTTTCTAAAAGTATCTGTTATATATTAGCCATGTGGAGGTCACATGGTTGAAACAGTGCTTGTTGTTCTGTCGGTCGTTTCTATCGGCCTGACGTATCTGTTCAAGCGTCCTGTGGTTTGCGTGGCTCCTAATCCTGTGCAACAGGAGGTGATTTCTGATGGCCAAGCGAAGTAAGATGTCTCGCTCGAAGTCCAAGCGCGATTTTAAGCGTAAGTCGGGTATGCATCCGAAGAACGGTCTGCCTGAAGGCTCCACGCCTTCTATGCGTGGCGGGATTCGTTTGTGAGTTGCTGTAACTGTGGTACGGATGCTGTCGAGACTCGTCAGATGGCTTCTGGCAAATGGTGGTGTCCCGTTTGTTGGAATGCGTATATCCGGGGTTCTTAGGTGCCCTGCTACAACCCCCTGCGGTGTGTGTCAGTTTCAACACCGCAGGGGGTCCGCCTTGATTTTTCTCGTACGGGCGTCGGCAAGGCTTTGTCTCTGCCTTGTGGCCGTTGTATCGGCTGTCGTATTGAGCGTGCCCGTCAGTGGGCTGTCCGCATCATGCATGAAGCGAAGATGCATGATGAGAATTCGTTTCTCACGTTGACGTACGCCGAGGAGCCGAAAGGCGGTACGTTGGTTGTCGATCATTGTCAGGCCTTCATGAAGCGATTACGTGAGCGCGTTGGACGTCATTGTATGCGGTGCGGTCAGATGCGCCGTACGTGTGAATGTCCTGAGTTTAAGCTCAGGAAGATTCGTTTTTTTCTCTGCGGTGAGTACGGCGAGAAGTTGGCGCGGCCGCATTATCACGCGATCATATTTGGATACGGATTTCCAGACAAACAGCCGACGGAAGGAGGTGACCGTAGCGAGTTTCAATTATATTGCTCGGAAGAACTTGACGAGCTATGGTCCCACGGTCGGTGTTGGATCGGGGACGTCGCGTTTGATTCGGCGGCTTACGTCGCTAATTATGCGACCAAGAAGATTACCGGCGATAAGGCCGCTGACCATTATGCCGGTCGTAAGCCGGAGTTCCTTCTTATGTCTCGACGTCCCGGTATTGGTAGCAGTTGGTTCGATCAATTTCGAGATGATGTCTATCCTGCTGATTCTGTCATCGTAAAGGGTGTTGAGTGTCGTCCCCCCCGCTATTACGATCAGCGACTTTTGAAGTGCCTCCAATCCACTGCCGACATTCTTTTGAAGCGCGAAGCGGCAGCTAGCGAGTTGGAGGATTTAATTTTGCGTTCCGGTGATGTGGTTCAAGTTGCTCCTGGCCGCAACGCTCGTCGTCTTGCCGTTCGTGAGAAAGTGGCGCGGGCTAAACTCGCGCTTAAATCGAGAAACATGGAGAAATGAGATGATGAAATTGTTTGCAATTCGTGATGTTAAGTCGGAAGCGTATTGTCCGCCGATGGCAATTACTACTGTTGGTCTTGCTGTGCGTGGTTTTTCGGATGAGTGTCTTAATCCGAAGAGTGATCTTTCTCGTTATCCGGCTGATTACATGTTGTACGAGATTGGCACGTATGATCCTAATACTGCTGTGATTACTTCTCTTCCTGTTCCGGTTTTCGTGGCGTCAGCGACTGAGATGATCGCCAAAGCGAAACAGGTTCGTTTGCAGAATGAACCACTCCTTCCTTCGGTTCAAATTGATGCTCCGTCGGAGATTCGTTAATGTTGGCTCCGCGTATGCCTTCTGTGATGGGTCAGGGTCATTCGTTTTCCCTGACTCCTTCTGTTACCATTGAGCGTTCAAAGTTTGATCGCTCTCACGGCATCAAGACGACGTTTGATGCTGATTACCTCGTTCCGATTTTGGTCGACGAGGTTTTACCCGGCGATACGTTTAATTGCCGTTTGTCCGGGTTTGCTCGGCTTGCGACGCCGATCAGGCCGATTATGGACAACATGTACCTGGAGACTTTCTTCTTCTTCGTCCCGAACCGTTTGCTTTGGACGAATTGGGAGAAGTTCAACGGTGCGCAGACGAATCCTGGTGATTCGACGGCCTACACCGTTCCGGTGATGGCTATTCCCGCCGGCGGTCCTGAAGTCGGTGCCCTCGGTGATTACATGGGCCTTCCGACGGATCAGACCGTGGCTTACAACGTGGCTTCTCTGCACTTCCGTGCGTACAACCTGATCTACAATACGTGGTTTCGCGATCAGAACCTGCAGAATTCTGCGGTCGTTGACGTCGATGATGGTCCCGACGTTCTCACGGATTATCCTCTTGCCCTTCGCGGAAAGCGCCATGATTATTTAACGTCGGCGCTTCCGTGGCCCTAGAAGGGAACGGCGATCACCCTTCCGCGG